TAGAACGCTTAGAAATACTATCATAGAGGCTAAATTACGTAATCCTAACGCTCGTGTTACTTTTAATCACGTTAGAATGACTAACGGTTAGCTGAATGCTAATAAACAAACAGTAACTAGAAACGGTTAGACATATCAAGCACCTGTTAATCGTAACTTACAAGAAGTAACTGGTTTGGGTTTACCATCAGATTTACATGGTTTACTTGATAGTGATATTGCATTCGCTATCGGTGAAGGTATTTATAATAACTTTAAGTTAACAGTAATACATAACGACCCAGGTAAAGTATATGATTTAGGTCAATCTTTAAATGCTCAACATATAAGAGGTGGTTACGGTAACATATTCATTATACCTGCTGCTAGTAGTAATCCTTCTGGTTTACAGAACTCCGCCATTAAATTAAATGAGAAGAGATTTGCTGAAGAAGATGACGCTTTGGCAAACTTAGCAGCTCAAGCAGTATTATACTCTCGTACCAGAGATGGTTATGATACAGCTCCTTTGCGTAAATTATTAATATTTACTGATTGGGAAAATATAGATGAAAATGACCCTCGTTTCCCATTGATGGCTGATAAACAGATTAAACTGTTTCAGAATGAAGATGGTGAAACAATGCTTCGTTTAGGTACTGAAGTTAAACCTTTAGCACAGTTATAGAATGAACAAGGCGAAAGAGAAGTAAGTGAATTCATCAAGAATAATTCTCACTGGTCTATGGATTATGAAGGTTTATAGACTCCTATGAGAGATTTATTTACTTCTTATTTCAGGTCTCATTACCAAAATATGGATATTAATACCATACCAAATGAGATTGAATTAGCTCCTGGTTTTACTATCACATTAAAAGATTTAGGTTTACAAAAAGTTAAAGGTGACTGGCGTAATCCGTTACAACCTATACCTGGTGATAATGGTTACACTGCATTAGAATGGGTAATTAAAAATGGTAAATTACAATCTGATTTACAAGATTAGATATACGCTAGTTCATTCATATACGTAGGTGAGCCTATAATTGAAGAAGGTCCTACAGAAGAACAGAAACCTTTAATAGCTGCTGCCGAAGACCCTGTTAATCCTGAGCCTAAATCTAATCAAACTACGTAGACTGAGCAAAATGGAAATTTAACCGAAGAACAAATAATAGTAGACCAGTTTTTACACCATGACCATGGCAACCTTGCGAATGAACTTACTGAAAAACTTAAAGGAACAAAATATATTAATGCTTTAGGTCATCTAGACTGGAATAAGGTAGAGTTAGTAGTATTTGAATATTTAAAAGCAATGAATCCTAGCCTATCTATAAAAGATGTAACTATGCTTACTACTGGCAGTTTAATGTCTGGTTCTAAACTGATAATTGTAGTAGATTAGAATGGTACGGAATATGGTTCACCTACTAATGTTTTAAGAGGGTATCTTAATAGAAAAGAAAAATATATAAACCTACTCACTGCTAATAGTTCTAGAAATAATTCATCTATTACTACTGTTTCTCAAGAGGTACAAAACCAAGTGGATGAATTATTCTCTGGAGATGGTATAAATGTAGATGATTTATTTAAAGACTTAGGAACATATAAAATATCTAATAGAGCACAGTTAAGACATTTTAAACGTATTAATACTGTTAAAGCTATTAAATGGTTAAAACGTACATTTGGTCTTACAGATGAGCAAATAACTATTACAGATGGAGTAATTAGATAGTTTGCTAATGGTTCTGCTGTATATGGTGTATGTAATGCTGATTGTATTAACATATCTAATATGGCAGTAGAAGGCGTGCAATATCACGAGGCATGGCACAGAGTATCGCTGTTAATGCTTACACCTGAAATGAGACGTAACCTGTATGAAGAATTCCGTAAACAAAATCCACAATACAGAAAAGTATCTGATAAAGTACTAGAAGAAGCATTGGCAGACAGATTCATGGAATACATGCTCAATGATAAACAATCTACTTTGAGATACTATATTAATAAGATATTTAGAGATATACTTAGGTTTATTGGTTTAAATCGTAGCATAAATCCTAGAAATCTTAATTCTATTTACCAAGCTATTAAGTATGGTGACTTTAGAAAATATAAGCTAAATGACGCTAGTGTAGCAGAGTTTAAAAATGCTTATATTGACAATGAAGCTTATTATAAAGTAGGTATAGAGGGTAATTACCAACCTAATCATTTCCCTACTTTAGCAGATTTCCATACTACAATGGCTAGTCTGAGATCTTGCTTACTTATTGCTAACGGCACTAAATATATATCTGATATTAATAACTTAAATAAAGGTAAGTTATTAGACATGCTTAATGGTTTAGCTAATAATTCTCGTACTACTACTCAACAGAGAGAAGCTATACAAGAGATTATAGACCATTTTGACGATTGGATGTACGAAATGCAACCGATGCTAAATCAATTAGGTATTCGAGATGTAGATTAGAACGAAGAAGATGACTTTATAAGTCGAGAGGAAACGGGAATACAGAATTACGATAAGGCGAACTATGAATTTAGTAAGAAAGATAATGCTTTAGGTATTGTAAAGTTATTCTTATCTACTATACCTGAATATTATTATGATTATCCTACTGTAAACGGCGTAGTTACAAAAAAATTAATGTCCCGTAAAGACTCAATTACCGGTTTACCAAGAGTATATGATTATGATACAATCGCAACCGAAGCATTAAAAAGGTTAGGTTCTGTAGAAACTTATAGCCCTACTCCAGGCGATGACCCAAATAAATCTATATTGGGTAGATGTGCTACTTTATCTAGGGAAAATTCTATATTTGCTGCATTATATCATAGATTATCTCAAGTACAAGATAGTAATCTTGAAACGCAAATATTGCAAACCGTTAAATCAGCTAGTCTTAATCCTATAGAAGTAGGTTATACTACTGACAGAAATGGTGTAGGTCAATTTAAAGTGATAGATACTACCTTAAAAGGTACTGTTAGAGCTTTACCTTCTGCTTGGTCTGCTGTATTCTTTAATTCTCCTTTAGTAAGGCAAACAGATACAGAAGTAAAAGTAGATAAAAAAGCTATAAAAGAAATTATAGAAGAATATAATTAGTTAGTATAGTCTATCTATAAAAATAGAGCTTCTATTACCGATACTGATATAGATGTATATCGAAACGGTATCGTAGAATTACTAAATTAGGTTGGTATACAAGTAGAACCAGAAGCTATAGAAGAATTATTAAAAGGTAATCGTAAGAATAATTTAATTAGATTGGTATCTCAAAGGCGTAGTAGTGATACTGGCAGTTTTGGTGCTATATTTAATAACATTCTTAATGATTTAACTTTAGATAGTCCTAGAAATCCTGTACAATTAGATTAGGTATTTACTAAGAAAAGAAGTGACCATATTATAAATCAAATTGCTTATGCTCAGGCTGTTGCTTCTCCATCTAATACTTCGTTATCTGTGCTTGGTCCTAACAATAATGTGTTCTATTTGAAAACTTAGAATAACTATTGCTCTGATTTAGTACGTAGACTTAATGAGCACGATACCGATACTTTAAATGGCTTAAATAATGATTTATATTGTGGTACTTCGTTAATCAGATTTGCAGTAAACAATAATCAGCCTATTAAGTTAAACACATTTATTAACTTCTATGGTAATAATTCAGGTGATAAAGGTAGAGAATATCTACAAATATCTCCTACTGAGGATTACCTAATGAAAATGGCTTTAACTTGGAATAATCATATAGTATTCCCAACAATGGCTGATAAGAAGACATGGAACACTATAACTGGTTGTTAGTTATTTAACAAACCGTTCTAGATTACTGAAAATGAAAACGGTACTTTAAATATTAGATTTGACCAAGAAGTATTAGACTATGCTTACGGTGCATGGTTAGATGAATTTAATTCTATAGTACAGTATTGGAAGTCATTGCCTAATATACAAACTAAGATAAAGAATTATCACACGGATAACAAAGGTGGTAAATTTAGACATTTCAAAGGTTACTATGAAATAGTAAACGGTAAACGTACTTATATAGATTTAAATAAGAATATATAGAAAGCGATAGATAATGGTACGGTATTAGAAACTCTTGAACAAATACGTTAGGATTTATTTACATCAAATAGAATACAGGCTACCCAAGATAAATTAAACAATAATTTGTTTATTGAGCTTAATCAAGAAATAGAAACAGCATATAATTTAGGTTTAATTAATAGAGACGAGAACAACCCTAAAAGGCTTTCTAACAAGTTAATGGATTCTAAGGTATATGAAGAAGTTAAAGGTTGGTATGCTAATTCATCTAATGCTCAAGTAAGAGCAAATGCTGACAGGTATGCGGTACTAACAATGCTTGGTAATCATATGTTTAATTATAATGTTTCTAAGTTAGAAACAGAAAAAATATTCACAGGTGATGTAGCATTCTACAAGAGTGATGATGATGCCATTAAACGTCTTGGTGCGGTATTATCTACTGGAGATAATATGCGTACTCAATGGTTAACTAATAATCCAACATTAATACCTGAATATCGTAGATTACAAGCTAGACAAACATATACTTGTGCTATCTTCAATGATAATGAGATACCGTCTCATCAATACGAAACCATCAAAGATTTGTTTACTTATGCTAATACTCGTAACTTATTAATAGAAAAAGAAGGTTTAAGCGAAGCAGAAGTAGATGAATTAATGAAAGACCCAAAAGCTGCTGAAGAAAAGTATCCATTTATATTTGAATTTGCAGCTAATCAAGCTAAACAAGACGCAGATGCATATGGTCTTAACAGTAAAGGTACGAAAGGTAATATTAATCAAGCTGATGCCGCTGTATATATTAGACCTCAAATGTATCAAGATATTGTAAGAATGCTTGGTGAATGGTCTGATGAAGTGCGTTAGGCTTACGAGATACTCGAATCTGGTGAAAATTGGTTAGATGACCCTATTCTATATCAAAAGTCTCTTAAAACGCTTATAAAAGCCCTTAAAACGACTTATTTTGGTTATAGATACGATACTAATTTATAGCACAATGTACCTGTATTCAATAAGATGGCTATGTTCCCCATGTTTAAAGTATTAGCTACGGGGGATAATAGAGACATTTACGATAGAATGAATGGTACAGGTAAATATCAGGGTCTTAAACCGATAGATTAGATAGCTTTTGAATCAGCCGTTAAAGTTGGTATAGAAGGTGGTTAGAATTTCTATAAAGATTATCACAATAATTAGATAAACGATTTAACTGATATTCATACTACTGTACAGCAGTTTAGAAATCTTCGTAGACAGTTGATTACAGACCCTCATACTCACGATAGAGCTTTGTTTGGTACTCAGGTATCTACTGTAGCTGTAGCCAATCTTAAAATGGATAGAGTATACGGTGAAGGTAAACCAGTTGAACAACAAAGAACAGGTCAACAATTAAAAGAACAATTATTTGGTACTATTAACGCTTTATCTAATAAAGGCGCTAGAGAAGTACAAGAAATGTTCTTAACTGACGGTTAGATAGACTGGTCTAAAACATCTGATATACTAATTAGAGAAGCTAGGTCTTCTAATATGGGTAGAGATATGGAAGATGCTTTAAAGGTAAATGATGATAAAACTAACTTTAAAGTACCAATGGCAGCTTTACCTGATAGTAAATGGATTGAGACTAAATTAACTTCTATTGCTAATAAAAAAGCTGTAGACATTGAGTTACCTGGTGGTGCATTTATTCAGATGTCTTCATTTGGATTTAAACAAATCGGTGTAGAAGGTAGTAGATTACTTAACATCAGGGATGATGGTAGTATGGACTCTATTATATCTATCAATTTGTTTAGGCATGTAATTCCAGATTTTGATAAGAAATCATTTAGTGAAGCTAAACAATGGCTTATAGACCATAACATGATTGGAGATAACGCTAAACCTATAGCAATAGGTTATCGTATTCCTACGCAAGGTCTATCTTCTATTGCTGGTTTACATATTAAAGACGTATTACCAAGTAATGTTGGTGATATGATTGTATTACCTGACGAATTTACTACTCAAACTGGTTCTGACTTCGATTAATTCAATAGTTGAAGTAAAACTCCTTTAATTGCTGGAAACTCCTTAGAGCTTACTTACTACAGCATAACTTGAAAAGGTAAGTGCGAATGTTTGAAAAAAAGTAAGATTGGACAATCAGCAGCTAAGTGCCGTATAGGTAAAAGTTCATCGACTATCGAAAGCATAACTGAAAAAGTGAAGAAGCGAGTAGAGTAGCTGAAAAGCGAAATGGGGAGCAGTTGTCAAACTGAAGATATAGTCAGGCTTTATATGAAAGTATAAAGATAACCGATTGATAAATTATACATAGCCAGATACAACTTCGATAAAGAAGGTAATAAGATAGAATTTAAAGGTTTAAAAGAAGGTGAATCATTTGAAAACTATCTAAAACGCAGATATACTGAAGAAATGGGTGGTAGCTTTGAAGGTTCTGAGGAAGGCATACAAGCTACTATCGCACTTTATAATAACTGGGTTAGTTCTTTAGGTAATCCTACTAATGTATATGAAGCTAATAGTAGAGAAGCTAATGAGAATCTATTATTAGATACTTATATGCTTGTTCTTACCGATAGAAAGAATGTAACAGAAACTAGATTACCTCTTGATAAAGTAACAGGTATTATTAAAGATGAGATATTACCAATAGTTGATGGTAGTGCTACTTCATCTGAAATAGTACCTTTCAATGAGATGTCACCCACTTTCTAGATGAATAAGAAGTATGAGTATAGTGGTGGTAAAACAGGTATCGGACCATTTGCATTAAACAATAAAAACCACGTATTAACACAGTTAACTAATCTAATGTTTAAAGATGATGACGTACTTAAATCATTAGGTTTTACTGGGTTAAATGGTATTAAATCTCAAAATGAGATGGTGCACAAACGTGATGAAAACGGTAATTATGAATATGATGAAAATGGTGCTCCAATATATGAAAATGAAGAAGGTCTAAACATATTAGACTGGATTTCAGCCATGATTAATGCTCATGTAGACGTTGCTAAAGACCCATATGTCATTCGTCTTAATGTTAGACAATATACTTATAACATATGTAACTTCTTACTTAGAGCTGGATTTGGTAAAAATACATTCTATTTCTTACCACAACCAATACTCAAAGAAATGGCATAGGCTTATGAAAGAGCTAATGGTATTTACGGTGTGAAAGGTGGTAGTAAGACTTCTATAGTAAATGCTGAAATACAAAAGATACGTAGACGTTATTACAGATTATATGCTGATGCTTGCGCTAAATCTGGTGTACCTGTAGAATTAGACATGCGTGATAATGGTAAACTCATAGAGCGTACCAAGGTAAAGATGGAAGAATATGCTCCAACCATTATGGGCAGAGATTATCTTATAGATTCTTTACAAGATGGTCAATCTATTAATAACGCAGACGCAGATGTTCAGGCTAAATACTACAGAGACCAATTAAGATATTCTGAATTATTCTTATATCTCAACGACTTAGCTCAAGATATGTCTAAATTAGTTCAATTATCTCAGATTGATACCAAGCGTTACGGTGGTAATTTTGTAGAACAAGACCGATTCATGTATCGCCTTAAATCATTCTTAACTACTACAAGGTTATTTAAACGTGAAGATGTAGAAAATTACTTTGCTAATACATTCTTGCTTACTAAAGCAATAAATGGTATGGTAATGCCTGCTTCAATATTCCAAGATGTTATGTTTAGAAGTAAACAAACATTTAAGAATGCTGTAAGTAAAGTACTTACATTGATTAATAGAGATACTGTTAATGACCCAGATTTAAATAAAACTATAGCAAATGAATTAGAAGGTCAATTGAGGTGGTAGTTCTTATCCACTTTGCCCAACTTTGATTTGTTTGACATGCTTTATGGTCACAACTCAATGTCTCAAAGATTGGCTAATATCAAACGTGATATTATTGCAGGTAAGTATCCTGAAATGAAAACAGTAGATGGTAAGATAGCAAATAAACTATTGAATCATTTAACTAGTTTAGCTAGGTTCAGTACAGATGCTTATAATGCTCCTTCTATAATCGCTACAAATAGTTTAGATGAATCAGATAAGTTCTTAAAACAAGACCTTAAACTATACTGGGAAGAATTATTGGAATCTCCTCATGATGAAATAAGATAGTTTGCTACTGATTTAATATACTACGAATTAGCTACTACCGGTGGTAATTTTACTAAAAACGGTATATGGAATATTTTACCAGTATCTGCTATACTTAATTCTGGTTATGCTACATTTATAGATAATGCTGTTTAGAACTTTACTGAAGCTGATATAAATTATAATGAACTGTTTTTAAACAACTGGACTAACGGTAAAATAGTACCAGCAATAGAAACTACTAGATTAGCGTTTGATGAAGAAGTAGGTGAAAATTATCAATAGGAAATATTCCCCATATTACACGGTAATATAAGAATTAACGGCATTAGTACTAGAATACCTGTAATACTCAATCCTTATAGAGCTACAATTGGTAAAAATTCTAACGATTAGCCTTTATATACACCATACGTAAAAGTAATAGTTAACAGAAATACACCAGAAGGGACTCTGCTGTATAAGTACGTAGGTATTATAAAAGATAACAAAGATAAAGAAAGACCTATATACGTATTAACAAATAAAAAAGGTCTTAATCAAGGTGGTAGAGTAGTAAAAGAATATGATGGTTATTCTAATAGTATCTTTGATTTTAACAATATTGAAAAATCTTTATTAGGTAACGCTCCCGCCACTCCTCAAGCTGTATTAGATGTAATTAATAATTTAGGTGATAAAGATGAAATAGGAGAGTGGGTTCAACGTATTCAAGATACATTCTCTGCTGTAAATGATTTCTTGCCTAGTACTCAAGCTATGAACACAGACTTGTTAACTTTAGGTTTAAATATTAGTCAAAATGACAATCCTACTCCTACCGTTACACCTGAAAATGTAGACCAAGCTGATACTATACAACCAGAAGAAGCTGAAGATAATATATTTACGTTTAGAGATGGTACTTAGATACAAATACCATTTAAATTAAATGACCAACAAACAAAAGCATTGTTAGTGTTAGAAGATTTTATTAAAAATCCTAAGAAATATAATAATGTTATTACATTGTCTGGTTACGCGGGTACTGGTAAATCCACATTAATAGGTATATTTGATAAGTATCTTCAAACTAAGTTTATAACACCTAATTATTCAGCTCCTACTCATAGAGCCAATGCTGTAACTTAGATGAATAATCCTAACGCGATAGTTAGAACATTACACTCATTGTTTGGTTTATCACCTTTAGTTGATTTAACTGATGGTAATTATGACCTTAGGCAACTTAAGAACGTACAAAGAAATAAACCGCAATTAAAAGATAATGCCGTATTGATTATAGATGAAGCATCTATGATTAGTAAAGGCTTATTTAAATTCATTGAGGAATATAAGAATAACCATAACGTTAAGATTATTTATGTAGGTGATGATGCTCAATTATCTCCTGTAAATGATGATTCTATATCTCCTGTATTTACTGGCAATCAAACTAAGTTACAATTAACTAAAGTAGAAAGAACAGGTGATAATGCTATATTAGCTGAATCTACTAGATTGCGTAATGGTGAAGACTTTAGTTATGAAACTAGAGATAATGTTGAATTTACTAATTCTACAGATAGAGCTAATGAAGTAATAGATACTATTGTCAATTCTGAAGAGTTTAAAACTAATCCATTATACTTTAGAATACTTAGTGCAACAAATGATATGATTTCAGATGCTAATAACAGAGTAAGAAGAATATTATTTGGTGATAACGCTAAGTAGATTGAAGTAGGTGATATAATGATGGGTTACAATAATGTACTCAATCCTACAGAACAAGGTGATAGATTAATATCTAATAGTATCGATTACGTTGTAACAGAAGTAGGTGAAAAAGAAACCAACACTGTTGGTAAAGTTAAGGTATCTGGTTGGCATGTCACGTTAGAAGAAGCTAATGCTGCTGAAAATAACAAACAAATTAAGCGAATCTTTGTGTTAGATAATAATATCAGTGATGAAAATCTGTAGAAATTATCTGACCATTACAAGAGTATAAATACAGCGATTAGTCAAGCGTTTGCAGACCATAATTATAATTTAATAGACGGATTGCAACAAGAAAAATCATGGTTTGAAGCTAACACCGTATTAATGCGTGATTATGTAGGTACAGGCAATAGGTTGTTACTGCGTAAGTCGTTAGATTATGGTTATGCCCATACTATACACAAATCTTAGGGCGGTACTTATAACAACGTTTTAATATATGCTGACACTATTAATAGGTTTAGTGACCCGTTAGTTAGACAGCAATTAAAATATGTTGCTATGAGTAGAGCTAAAGATAATGTTACTGTATTAACTAGCCATCCTACTACTGGTACCAGGGAAGAAGTTACTCAAGTACCAGAATCAGTACAACAAGCTCATACTGAAACATTACAAGTATTGGGTGGTGTATCCGACCCGATAGCTCAGTCTTAGGTGCGTGATGCCGTTAAAGTAGCTAAGGAAGGTATTACTTTTGAAAGTGCTCTTAGTACAGTAAACCCCGTGTTTACTCCTACCGAAATAGCTCAGATTAAACAAGGTCTTAACGGTAGAAATCTTAGAGTAAAATCAGTAAGTAGATTTACAGACCCTGCATTCTTTGCTAATGAAATAATTAAATTCTTAGAAGAAAATGCTAAGAAACCTTTCACAGACCCAACTAGAGTAAATGTGATAGAACTTTGGACTAAACATGATGGTGAGCCTATTCAAAGAATATTACAGGCATGTAAGAAGTATAAAGTAGCTCCTATGGTATCGTTTAGTATTACTACATTGGGCGATACTATAATTGAACCAGGTGTATTAAAATACAACACATTACTTGATTTAATACAAAAATTAATAGAAGCTGGTGATTTAGACCCTAGAACTACAACTATTCGTATTGACCCTATACTGGTTGGGTTTACTAATCTTGACGCAATACGAGACGTTGTAAATCGAGGTAAAGCGATGGGTATTAGAAAATATGTTACATCTTTGGTACAAAGTTATGGTTACTTAGTAGGTACTCCTCAAGATAGAAAAACAATCGAAGGTATAAATAATGCTTTCGCAAGAATTGGTCAAACCTATGATTGGGATAAGTACTACGGTAGAGTAAAATTTGGTAAAAACAAAGGTAAGATAGAATTTAAACCTAAGCAACAATACATTGACCAGGTTGCTCCCGTACTTTTAGATATAGCAAAAGACAAAGAGATAACATTACAAACATGTTCGTTTGGTATTGAGGGTTTAAAAGAATCAGCTTGTCTTGACCCGCTGATTATTGAAAGAATAACCGGTGTTAATGTGATGAGACCTGACGGTACGTATGAAAGAGATACTTCACGTCCTGAATGTATGTGTTATGGTTGTCATGGTGATATGTTTAGATTTGGTGACCCAAAACATGCTTGCTTCAGCTCTTGTGCTTATTGCTATGCAAGACAATCAGACTCTCCTGCGTTCCAATATTACGATAAGGACGGTAATCTTGTAAATAGACCTTTAACTAGGGTTAGTGGTCAATTTATCGGTGAAACAGGAAACAATCCTAAAGATTACAATTTGTATTCCGGTGGTGCAACTGGTTCTGATACTAAATGGGCAGAAATAGCTAATAAATATGGTATAGGTAAAACAGTAAATTATAGACCTGAACATTTAGATTTGTTAACACCAGCTCAAACACAAGAAGTAGAAACAACTTATATTGGCACTGCTAATAAACTTGGTAGAAAACAATTAGAAGCCAATACGACTGCTGGTAAATTAGTACGTAGAGATTATCTACAAGCTAAAGCAGCTGATTCTATATTCGCTATTGGTCATATATTAAGACCTGGTGAGAAGAATGCAAAAGGTTATACTGTACGTAGCACTATACCCAGTGTAGATGGTGGTACAGGTTATGCTGTTCAAATGGGTATTGATTTACATAAGCCTGTTCATGTGTATGATTAGGTATACGACCAATGGTATAGGTTTGATTACGACGATAATACGTTTGTAGCTGAAGATATACCTACATTAACACCTAAATTTGCTGGTATTGGTACTAGAGAAATAAATGATAAAGGTATCAATGCTATTGAACAAGTGTTCTAGAAAACATTTGGTTCTATTCAAACTCAAATTGAACCAACAGTTCAATAGGTACAACAACAACCAACTAAACCATTTAATTTAGCAGATTTTGCTACATTTGATGAATCTGAATTACAAAGTGACCCAGACATTCGAGAATTGAATGAAAAAGGTGAGCAGATTAAAAACGATTGTAAAGGTAATTAATTATGAGAATATGTCCAAATTTAAGTAATCCTTAGGTAAGGGATGAATTTAATGAATTAGTATCAGTACTTGGTGAAAATGCTGCTTACTACGTATGGGAACAAAATAATGGATATAGCTTGGATTACGCTCCTAATGGGGCGTAGTCTAAGTTATTTAAAGACTTATATGACTATTATAAAGATAGAAATAAAGCTATAACAGCTAAAGCTAAAACATTTACAGATAGTTTTAGACAGTGGTTTAATGGGTCTAAAGCAATAGATAACAATGGCGAACCACAAGTGTTTTACCACGGTACTTAGTATACTTTTGATACATTTGAATTGGATTTAAAAAACGAAAGAGGTAAACATTTAGTTCATCCTAATGTTGCGTTTTGGTTTACAGACAGATACGATAAAGCTCTTAAATACAAACATACAAATGTTTATCCTGCATATTTACGTATTCAAAATCCAGCAACAACGTCAGTTAGAATAACAGGTAAAATAGATAATGTTGGAACAGAATCTTAGTTATTATTAGACGATAGATTCGATGCTGTAATAATGGAGCGATACGATAAAGAAGGAGACAAAGGTGGAACCATTCCAACATGGCAATGGGCTGTAAAAGACCCAAACCAAATCAAATCTATAGACAATAGCGGGAAATATTCTTTAACTGATAATAATATATACAGTTACGTTAAAGATAATATAAAACAAGCTAATCAAAACTCATACTATTCTGGTAAACAAGGTATAGGTAAATTATTTACTGGTAAAAATCAATCTGCTAGGCAAGTGTTGTCTAATATATTAAACAGTAAAGACTTCATAGACAGTAGTTAGATATCTTTAGCACAATCTTTATTTGATAATCTGTCAGATACCGTTATTGTAGAATTAGTAAATGGTACTGATTATATTATGGCATATCAAGACGGTACTATTAAAGTAAATATAGATGCTTTTAATTCATATAGTAACTATGATATTGCTAATACTTTCTTACATGAATTATTACATCATTTTACTGTAAATCAGTATGTTAGTAATAGTTCATTTAAGACCAAAATAGATAGTTTATTTGATAAAGTATCTGAGTAGTTCCCAAAAAAGGAGTATCCACGTAAAGGTTTATACTATGGCTTAACTAGTCCGTAGGAATTCATATCAGAATTATATGTAAATAGGGCATTTAGAGACGCTGTATTGAAGAAAAACATGCCGTTATGGAGAAGAATATTACGAACTATTTTAAATGCCTTAAAACTCAATAAAATAGCTGATAAACTAATGTCTGGTGAAGTATATGAAGTTTATAACGCTATAACGGATGCTATAAACAATCGTACACTTGACCCCGATTTAGATAATTGTGGTGAAATATTCTTTTATAAACCAGATTTAGACGTTAAATGGTTACAAGGTGAAGCTGATAATCTCATTAAACGAGCTATAAATGGTCTTAAAGCATCAGAAAAAGCGTTAAAATCTCGTGATAAATCACCAGTACAGATTACTAAGATACAATAGGATATATCTTAGTATCAAATAATGTAGTAGAAAGGTGAAGATTAGTAGGTATTGGCGTAGTTTATTACTAGATCATCACAGCAATTTAATAAAGTATTAACAACTATACGTAAAGCAGTAATTGACCCAAGTATACTAACTAATGATGATTTAAAAAATTTTAAAAATGACTTTTTAGATTTCTATGGTCCGCTTACTGAAGAAATAAATAAAAAACTATTCTATCAAGGTTATTTTAACGATTTACCAGCAAATAAACTAGAAGCCATCCAACGTTAGCTGAATTATATAAATAAAGCATACCAAGAAATATAGGGTAAATATAATTATTTACTCAAGCAAAGAGTAGTAGATATATTTAAAAAACATGGTAAATAGTATGGTTTTCCTACTGAAGATATTGAATCTTTTATAAATGATAAATTAAATGGTACACCTAAAGACATGAACATGTTATATAGGTATCTTTAGTTTACTTCTAATGCTTCAGATTTAGGTATAAGATTAGTAAATCGTATGATGACTGATATTAATAGTCAAGTACAATGGTTTGCTAATAATAAAACATAGGATTTAATTAGACAGTTTAGTGATATAACTAAAGGCGAACAATTATTATTCTTTGAGAAAGATAAAGAAGGTAAAACCACAGGTTATTTAGTAAGACCTTTAAACTACGGTTAGTTTAAACAAGATTATAATGAATTTCTTAGTAATCTTGATGCTAAGTACGGTGTGATAGATAAGAATTATTTCTTACTTGACAACGATGCCTTTGCCGAATACTGTAGAGAAAAAGAAGAGTGGCTTGAAGAACACTGTGAACGTAAATTTAAAAACAGTTATTATCAAGAATATAACAAACTTAGTCAATTAGCTAGATAGAAATCAAAAATATTATCAGAATAGATACAAGCTATCATTCAAAGTATAACAGATGAGAATGGACCTCATCTTGAGCAGTTATCTGACAGCGAATGGCGGAGATTAGATAATTTATATACTTTAAAAAGGAATTTATCTAACGATTATAACTTAGATGGTTCTATAAAACAAGGTGAAGATTTAGCTATAGCTAGAGAATTTCAAAGATTTTATGATGCTATTGGTCAAGGTTCTATTAAATCTAAAACTATGTCTCAACAAGATATATAGGCTTTAATAAACTAGAAAGAAAAAGAACTATCACCTGAATTATTTACTAAATGGTTTTAGAGAAACATAAGTTATCAATTTACCGATGATTTTTTAGAAGCAATAAAAGGTTTAGGTAAGATAGATTTTGGTAGTGACACTGATTTGTATAATAGATTATATGAAGAAAGGAGACAGTTATTACAAATTGGTAGGGATAACAACAACCCTATAAATATAGCTGAAAAATATAGTCAATCGGTTAAAGATAGAATATTAGAATTAGACCAATAGATTTCTGATTTAAGGTCAAAACACGGTAAAGGCGATAAGAGGTTCTTTGATATAGCGGATATAATACCAACTGAACAGTATAAAAGAGATAAAGCTATTGCTAAAAGTAAGGGACAAGCTGAATATAATAAATGGTATGCTAAACATCATTATCGTAATGCTAAAGGTAATGAAGTCATTGCTTCTTATTATACTAGATTAGTACCAAAGGATTAGAAATATATAGAATATCGCTTAAGTAGGATGAATCAAGAATTAGATAAAAATTCTAATCTTATAAATCCTAATTACAACTTTGAAGACCCCGAATATTATCAACCTAAGAAGTCTTTGTATGATAATAGTAAAGCGTATGCTGAAGCCACTAAATCAGATGCATAGAAGAAGATATATAATCTAATAGTAGATACTATGGATGAGGCTAATAGTAAGTTATCTTATATGAGTAAAAGAGATAATTATAGATTACCTCAAGCTACTGGTGACTTTATCGATTTTACTATGCGAAATGGTAATTTCTTTAAGAATTTTGGTAGAATGGTTAGAGATTCTATTACTTAGAAGAATGATGATGTTGAATTTTCAACAGACAATTCTATTACTAAAGCTGACGGTAGTCAATTAAACTTAGTACCTACTCATTATGTAAAGATGCTTGAAAATCCTGAAAATATATCTAGAAACTTGATTGGGCTGTTATCTGAATATAGTAGAATGGCTGAGAATTATCGTTTAAAGAATGAATATGCTTCTCAGTTTGATATAATATAGGATATGTATGATACTCGTACATTTACTCGTAGAAATGCTTTAGATTTAGTATAGAGTAATATAACTGGTGATTTATCTAATACTTCTAATAAGTTAAAAGACTATTTAGAAATGTAGTTATATGGTAGAACTTCACAACCTTGGACTATAGAATGGAAAAGAAAAGGTAAAATGTATAGTTTCTCTGTAACTAAATTATTAGGTTTAATTCAAAGATATGCTAGTGCTTCTAACTTAGGTAATAACTTTTTATCTATAGGTAAAAGTATATTACAAGGCTTTGATAAAGCTTTTACAGAGGGATTTGCCGGTCAATTCTATACTATATAGGATTTAGGTAAATCGTTTATAAGACAATTGTGGCGTACCCCTTGGCGTATACTCAATATAGGTAATCCTAAATAGAATGATATATCTTATGCTTTACTTGAGCATAATGGTATTGCTCATGATACTAGAGAAAAAGTAAATGGTTTACAATACCATCGAGGATTTAGATTACTATATAAATATCTAATATGGGGTGGTTGGCAAGCTGCTGATTTTATGGTTAAAGTACCTATTGTAGAATCAGTATATGCTAATGTTAAATATATACCTGAACAAGGTAAATTTATGTCTTTTCCAGCTTGGGAAAAATTATATCCTGATTTAACTATTAAATAGAAGAGAAAAATATTTAATCATCTTAATACTCCTAGTGCTTTAGATGTATATACTGTTAAAGATGGTAAATTAGTAGTTAGACCTGAATATTCATAGTATGAAGAAGCTATTAATGATAAAGCTGTTCAACAGACTTTAAAAAATATATCAAGTATATTATGTTCGCGTATAGATGGTCAACTTTAGCAAGAAGATAAACTTAAGATTTTTCAAAATGCTATTGGTGCTGCTATTGGTATGCATCGTAGTTTCTTTATAGTAAATGCTAATGAGAATTTATTTAAAGGTTATTAGTATAATCCTATGATAGAAGATTATGATGAAGCTAAATATGTATCTGGATTTGTTGGCATAGCTAAGTGGATATATAATTTATATAATGCTGTTAGGTATTTAAATAATTTTACAGTAAGAGCTCAAAATAAAAAACAATTTTCAAATCCAGAATATTATAATTTTAAGAGAATTTTAACTTAGTTAAGTATAGTTGGAATGTTAGCTCTTATGGTAGCTATCTGGCTAAAACCTGAAGCGGATAAAGATAAAGATAATTATTTAAAACAATCTACAGGTTATATGTTAGATGCTTTAAGATTTGAAGAATTTTCTGAGTATAATCCGTTAGACTTAGTTAACTAGATTAAATCACCTTCAGCGGCAATTACACCTTTCGAAAATGCTTTAAATTTAGTTAATCCTTTTAAATTTGATAAAAATTATTCTACTGATAAAGTTAAATCTGGTTATTATAAAGATATGGAAAGATGGTAGCGAACACTAATTAAAGCAACTCCTGGTTTACGAGGAGCATGGGAATCTTAGGATGCTAGAACTAAATGGAAATATCTTGAATCACAACTTGATAAATAAAAATAAAGGCGGGACCTTCACAGGCTCCGCCTTTTTAGTATCAATCTAAACCTAATTTATGAAAAAATATTTCAGAATTTATTTGATTGAATTCATCTATAGGGTCTTCTTCGGGTATAGTTTCTATTCCTTCTAAAGCATGAAATTCATTATCATCATGTAATAATTTATAAACATGTTCAAAATCAAAACAATTCCAAAATTTTAATATTTTTATTTTATTTTCTGCGGTTAATACATTATAACTAAATTGTTTAAATGCATCTACAATAGTTTTTATTTCTGGTGGAATAACGAAGATATATTCATCATAATATTTGTTATCTATTACTATTTGTTTAGTATCATAGTAATAAGGATTTTTTTTCATATTATCTTCTATAGAACTTGATATACTACAAGTTTCATATAAAATAAAAATATGATTATCTAACCAAGGTTTATTTATATCTTCTAAAAATGCATTCACAAATCCATATTTATTAAACAATATATCTTTCTTTTCAAATATAAAAGGTAATATAAAAGAAGTAGTTATTGTTCGATTAGCTGGATTAAGATAAATCTTCGATTCCTGTGCTATCATAATACTCTTTACTGTATTTCCAGTTATTAGAGGTTATATGATAATTGATAGCTTTGAGAGTATTTGTTAGTAATTTTCCTCTATTAGTTAATTCTGTTTCATTAAACATATTAAAAACACGAATTTGATTATCTTTATCTTTACCTATAGCAATAATATATACTTCTAAATCGAAATCATCTGGATTTACTTCCTTGATGTTTTCAAGATACCAAAATATTGCCATAATATAATAAGATAATTGTCTATAATAATCAAATTCTTCTACAGAATGTTTGAAATCATATACATTAGGAGTAGTTTTTAAATCTATTAGAATAACTTTTTTTTCTTCAAAATTAAAACATACTCTATCAAGTAGAGATTTACATTGCACATTTTGGCATTCCCAATTTATATGAAATTCATTATAACATTCCCATTTATCAGATAAATTAAATAATAATTCATTAGCTTTTTTATGCTCTTGAATATTATTTTTTATCTTCTTTAAAGTATTTAAATCAGCAAAAGATATAACTTTTTTATTATCTTTATTACTTAAATATTCTAAGTAATCTTGATAAACAATAATTAAATTTTCTGCTTCTTCAATACATTTATCATTCTTCTTTTTATTATTGTATGCTTTTCTATATGCAGCTAACTTAATTTCATCTTGTGATTTAAATGGATCTATCTCCATTAATCGATGATATTCATCTAATAAGTCTTTTTGCTGTTTTACTTTAGGTATTGTAAAATCAAGTATACAATAATCTTTCCAAAATTCTTCTGGTTGGAGAATATATTCATGAATCATAGTACCAATTTCTAAAGCTGGTAAACTAAGTTTTTCATCTTCTCCATCCATAAGATGTTTTAAAGCTAATGGACCTTTCTTTAGATATACTCCGATAGCACTGTTACTTATTCTTTGAAGGTCATCGTAATATGATATTGATAAGTCCATTTCTTTCATAGCTAATCCTCCATATCGTTAATTATAGAAGAATCTGTCCAAGGAATCTCATCTTCTGCGTCTTTAGGATTATCTATATACTTGATAAATATTTCATCAATTTTATGACAAAAATTATCATATTCAGTTTCATTATCAAGTAAATTTGCAGCATAATCTTTTATTTCTTCTGCAAATTCTTGTAAGATTTCAAATGTTGTTTTTGGCATATTAATATCTATTAATACGTATTTATAATTCTTTTTAAAACAATATCTATCGTCTAAACGTGAACAATTATACCAATTTTTAGCATAATCTGATTCTCCTTCATGCCAATGTCCATATAACCAGTATCTAGATTTACCAGTACCGTAATATTCTAAATTATGATTATGAAATGGACTATCATGAGTTAATAATATATCACATTTAGGTATTTCGATTTGTTTATAAGTAGTATATTCAAATGCCCAACCTCCTATAGGTTGTACAAATGGACATCCATAGAATATTATATTATTAATAATAATACTATCGTTGATTAGTATATGAATTGGTTTTTTACATATATAATTTAATAGATTACAAAAATTATCATATTCAGTATGTTGATTATTTTTATCTAATAAACAATATAACCATTCAAAATAAAAATCATGATTACCTGGTACTACTATTACTTCTTTACAATCTATTTTATTTATCCATGTAGTAAATTTATTTTTCCACCAATATTCTGATTGTTGATTATTTCTTTGTATACTTAATGGTATTATATCACCACATAAACAAAGTACATCACATTTTGGTATAGTTTCTAATAAATTACCATGTAAATCACTAAGACCTAATATTCTCATCTTTTAATTGTTTTACTAAATTATCAACGTCTTTTTTATTCTTTACTATATAATAATTAATATTATTTATATTATTATTTAATAAGTAATAATAAAAAAGTTTTAATTTTAATGGGAATTTCTCATTAGGATAACCTTTACATTCGATAATAAATTTATCATTTACAAAATCTGGTGTATAAGTAATAGGTCTTATTTTCTTTTCTTTAAAAATAAAAGCTGGAAGTAGCTCATATTTAGTAGGTTCATATTCTACTTTGATATTTGCTTCTTTCAGCTTTTGATATGTATAAGCCTCTAATTTAGACTTAAACTTTATATCATCAACAGTTGTTACTGTTGCATTTTTTATCTTTTGGTTCTACATATTTTTTCATTTCTTTATCAAACCAATTCTTTACTTTTTCAAATCCATTTAGTTTAATTGCATCAGATATATCTTTTGCTTTAAACTTACGATGAACTAGAATCGGTTTTAAGCCTGTTTTTTGGCTTATTTTACGAAGATAATTTATTCCAGTACCATCTCTATCAAACATTATTAAAACTGTCTTAAATCGCCTTAAAATAGTCTCTAAAGCGACGTCTGAGATAAATGTACTTTCAGAAGCAGGTGATATAGCATTATAACCCATTTCATGAAAGCACATAACATCTTTCATTGATTTAGTTATAATTAATAAATCACCTACTTCTGGTAATTGTTCATAACCTTGTATATCGTTTTGTTTAAGATTATTACGCCATTTATGATATTTATCTGCTAATGGTCTATATATTTTAAAATGATTGTATACTTTATAAGCATACATTGGATTATCATCTTTATATATACCTTTAACAATACCATTACATAAGTAATATTTAATACTACTTACATGATACATTTTAAGCGTTTCTAAGCTAATATTAAATTGTGACCAATATAATTTATCAGCTTCAGTAAAATCTTGTCTTACAACGCCTATAATTGTTTCTGTAGACGGTATATAATGCTTAGAGCTAGCTAATTTGGTACGATTAGTAATATGAGTATGATTTACTATATCTTCTAATATATCATCATAATTAGTCTTACCTGTTATTAGAGATACGAATTTAATCACATTACCACATTGACCAGTACCATGGTCTTTAAATAAAAGTTGTTGAGTTCTTTTACTATAGTATATACCAAATGATGGATTTTTATCTTCTCTAAATGGACTATTATATATAAGTCCTACTTTAAATTCACCTAAGTAACTAGCATATATATCATATTCTGTTACTTTAGACAATATCCAATCTAAAGTATAGATTGGCTTTTTAGCTTTCTCTTTATTATACATAGTTACTTAATTTAGTGGAGTGGGGGAATACGAATCCCCCTTACGTTTTCACTCCTAGAAAGAATTAGAATGGCAAATCATTATTGCTTTCTTCTTCTTTTTTCTCATCTAACGGATTATCGTTTTTAACTTCCTTATCAGCAATAATAGGACGAGTAATAATATCATCAGATTTAAGTTCAATCTTAGATTCTTCTTTAGGAATACTCATAGGTTCGATAAATATATTATCAACCTTACTCGGTAAAACAATAAATCCTTTTGAATTGTATACGAACTTAACACGAAGTTTAATTGATTTATCTGCTGAATTTAACATTGTAGCAATGTAATTTGCGAAATCAATAAACTTTTCACCATTAAAGTTAATTTGTTCGTCTTTATAAAAACACATAAGAATCTGCAACATACGCTTATATTGTCGATTCATAGCTCGGTCAAGATCGGCTTCAGTTTTAGTAAAAGCTCCCATTTTAGGTTCCCACTCAGTATGAGTAGCAATCTGACCTTCATCATTGCTAAACGTTAATTGAAAATATTTATTACCTGTTGGTGAAGTCGCTACTTCTACTTTATCTAAGGTAATATTTTCTTGAATACCTGCTGCAATATAATTCGATTTATAATCCGTTACGCTTAACGCTGCTTCTTTATTATATCCCATAACTAATATCTTTTAAATTTATTCTGGTAAAAATATTTTATCCCAATGAAAAGTTAAATTATTATTTTCATCACTTTCGCCAATTACTATTTTTTTACCACGTAAATGAATAGGTCTTGCTTCTCTAATAGAATTCATACCTCCTTCGAATGAAATAATAGTTTCATTCTTTTTTCTATATACGTAACCAATAGCATCAGCTTCACCACAAAGTATATCACCTAATTTGCCTGTTAAATCAAGTGTCATTTCTGACATTTCTTCACCTTCAACATTAACAAGTTTATCTTTAACATGAGCTACAAGAATACATGTTTCACATAAACTACGAAACATATCAATTACTTTACGAACTGCTGTACGTAAATACTGATACCCAGAACCTTGCGGAAGCGTACGAATATCTGTACCTTGATAGTTCTTACCTTGTGGCGTATTTTTGTAGAGGGTGATAGCATAACTCATACACATTTCTTCAAGTCGTGTAGCGTTATCTATAGTAATATACTTGTAAGGAAATTTACCTGTTTCTTTAATTTCTTCTTTTATTGCTTTAGCTATATCACCAAAATCATTAATATTTCTGGCTTGTACTACTAAAGCACTTAAACCTTTATAACCATCTTCTAAATCTATGATAAGATTATTATCTAAAGCAGCCATAGCCGATGATTTACCGGCTTTTGGCTTACCAAATAATATCATAAATTTAATAGAGTTTTTAACTGGTTGTGTTTTTTCTTTTGGTAGTATTATCATAATAAAATATTTAACTACTAAAGAAATCTGATAGAATTTGAGAGTATTTGTTAGTTATTTCAATAGTAAAGAATTATAAATCAAGTTCATCACTAAGACTGATAATGAATTGGATAGTAATGCCATTCTTCTTATTCTTCTTAAAATACGGCATATAATCATATAAAGAGATAATCTCTGAACCTATTTGAATAAAGTTATCATAGAACTTAATTCGTTTACCCATGAAGAATAATTCATCTTCATCTTCTTCATTATCTTTTAATTCTATTGCATACTTACGTAACCGTTCCATAGCTGCCATAAGTGCAAGATTCTTTTTAGCCTTTTCTTCTTTAGACTTTTCAAATAGACCATAACGAATTTTATCTGTAACTTCATTCTTAAACCAAGTTAAGAACGGAATTCGAATAGCTTTTGTATTTACTGGTTCATATGCAGTAAAGACTAAATCATCAAGATGTAATTCAGTTTTTGGCTTAATACCAAACATAGGATATTTATTTGCAATAGCGTTTGTAATCTTATCTTTAATAGTGGTGTTATTATCGTTTAAATAAATCTTTTTCATAATTTTCAGCCTTTTATTATTTAAATACTACTTTAGTTTGTTTTTCAGTTTCTAATGTAGTTTCAATTAAATCACCGTATTTTAAATTATTCTCAAATACGAGGATACATGGCTCTCCTTCTCTTACTTTAAGTAAATGGAGATAAACTTTATTTCTTACAGGTAAACGATTAACCCCGTAAAATTGTAAATTTAAAATTTCAGGTCGATGTATTACTAATACGTAATCACTAGCTTGAAATATAGCATCAGAAGCTGATAAATCACTTCTCATTGGGAAGTGAGTTACAGGATTATTAATTCTTTCAGGAGTCTCAATATTTCGATTCATCTGTGAAATTTGTATAATACTAGTTTTTTCTAATTTCTTTACTCGTATAAACATTTTCTGTAAATCGATGAGAGTACCTCTTTCAGTATCACCTTCTACTAATAATGTATGGTCTAATACTATTATTAACCATTTATTTTTAGCAATAGTATTATGAAATTGTACTATAGTTTCTTCTATTTTATCAACTGTCATTGGAGTATCTATATAATAGATATTCTTTTTTTCTAGTGACTTAGCCGTTTCTTCTATTTGTTGATATTCAATATCTGTAATGTCTTTTTCATTACTATATAAATCATTAGTAGTCATTTTCAATTTATTTGAAAGTAATCTACCAACATTTCTATAGCTTAACATTTCAAAACTGAAATTAAGAATAACTATATCCTGAGAAGTATTAAAATCAATTAAATCATTAGTAATAATATTTACAAATGCACTTTTACCTGCACCAGATGTACCGGCAACTGTATAAATCATATTAGGTTCAAAGAAACATACTTTATTAAACTTATTCCATCTAGTTTTAAGAGAAACAATATTATGTTTTCTTCTATCTTCGATGTATCGTAAGGTTTCTTTAGTAACCTCATCGATTCGTTTAGCTAATTGCTGTTCCATATGTTTCTATAGAATTATATTTCATTTGTTCTTCAATGGATTCCCACTCATGTTGTACAAGCCATTTCCACATTGTTTTAAAATAACCTAATTTTCCATACATAGTTTTTTCTTGTATATCAAAATTAAGACATTCTAATAGATGCTCTGCCATAGCTGATGATTGACCTATTATACGATTAAATTCTTTACGACATTTATTAATATTTCCTCGTAAAAATCCTTTCGTACCATCAGGTCTTGTTACATAAATAGGATAAGTATCATAAAATAATTGAAAGAAATCTTCTTTTTTACCAAGAATTTCTTTTAATTTATCTGTAGTTTTATATACTGTATCATTGTCCAAAGTAGTAATGGCAATATATCCATTGTCGATTAACTGCTGTATCTCTGTTTCACTAATTCGGCTGAGAAACTGGTGAATATCTTGATGATTAGTTTGATTATTATTCAAACACAGCGTTAAAAATACTAATTGATTAATTGATAAATCCTCTATTTTATTGAATAAAGATGAATCTAATTCTAGTATCATAATATTTCACATATTTTGACTATCGAACCGATCATCTGAGAGTTTTTGTTAGAACAACGATAGTTGTTTATTTTTAAATTGTGCTATAATTTTATTTGCTTCTGTAATATAATATTGATAATTAATTTTAGGATTTTCTTTTAAATCATCAAAATTATTTAATAAAGTAACACCAGATGCTACAAGCATATTCTGATATTCTTTAATTCCTTGGTTATCTTTCCATTTGTATAAATAATAACCATCCGTAGAAGCATAAAATCTATTTGTTCTTTGTTGTGATGTATTATTGTATTCAACATGCCATTGTTTTCCAGTTTTTTCAGACATTAAAAAATCTTTAATATCTATTACTGTAGGAATATAATCTTTAGGTTTAATTCCTTCAAGAAAATATTTTTCTACAGCTTTAGGTATAATTTTAGGACTTAATCCTTTACCTAATTTTACTTTTGTTATAAAGCAACCTTTTTCTTTTATTTTACCATTTTCAAATACGCCAAAATAATCATTAATAGCTAATTGATAAAAAGATTTAAATCTATCTTCTTCAAGAATTAAACCTGTTAAAGATTCCCATTCTTTACATATTTGTTTAGCTAATTCATAATTATTTTTTGGTATTTTACAAAATATACCATCTGTATTTAATTGAATAGGCTTTGCACCAATAGCAATTAATTTTTCAGTAAGCATAAGTAATAATAATTGACCATTAATTCTAATACCCATTACTGATTTAGGATCGTAACACCAACTAAATTCATTTTGTAAATTACCTGATAAACCATTTAAAGCTAATTTTAATGTTTCATTAGTTACTGTATCACCTATTTTCTTTGCATATATTCGTCTATCTTTTATTTCTTGATAGATTTCTTTAAATTCTTTACCTAAATGTCTAGGATAAAAATTAAAGTTTAATAACATTGAAGGATATAGTGATGCAACATCTAAATCTACAAGTAATTCATCTTCATTAGGTATTATAATTTCTGGTTTATTAATACTATGAATACCTCCTACACCAATAGATATTACTAAATCGTTTAATAGAAATTGTTTTTCATAACCTTTTCTACCTGGTGAAACTTTTAATTGTTTCATTTCATTTAATAAATTTTGTAAAATTGGTGTATTATATTTTATTATTGGTAAAATTATTTCATTTAAATCAATGATGTCTGCTGGTGAACGCATATTTTTAAGTATATCCCAAGATATACCTGTTTTATTCATGTATTCTTCAGCTAATATTTGCATACCAATATTAACACCATCTTTAGAAAGACAATGAATATGATATTGGTCTTCAATATTTAATCTTAATTGAACGTCTTTTTCACATCTTTTTAATAGTTCATAAGTAGATATAACATCATTAATATTATATTCTATCATAGAATCTATATCTTGTGTAGAAAGATTTTTATTCCAATCTTGATTAAATTCTTGAACATTTTTATACATCATTGTTACTTGCATCTCTTTTAAAGATACTCGTAATGCTTTACTATATAACATAGTAAGTAAATCAACTGTTAGAAAATTATTAGCATATTTCCAACGTTTCCATCTATCAATATTATCTTTATCTTGTGTAATAATATTAGATAAATTAAATATTGATAAACAAATTTTATCATATGTATATTTAGAATTAGAAAAATATTCAATACAATAGT